AAGTTGGCTGATTTTTTTTATGACAACATAAAAAACATTTATTGTGAGTGTTGTGATCAAAATAAGTGGGGTACCTCACCAGATATATTAATTTGGAAAGGAAAAAGAGAAGATAAATTTGCTTATCATCCATATGTTTTGCTTGAATGTGTTAATTGTGGAAACACAAAATTCTTTAATGCTATTAAAATAGGCATCATAACTCAAGAAGAATTTATAAATATGGAGATTTAGTGTGATGACTGATGACGAATTCGAACTGATGCGCCAAGAGTTCTTGCGATTCATCGTTGTGTTTTTCGATACGATGTCTAGAATACAGCAATCTACTCAATTTGATCCAGAAGAAGAAAAGTATCATTTGAAATTGGACATGCTTGGGGTTGAATCGATCATCAGGAATATAGCATTTGGATGTATCCAAAAAGATACACTTACATTTCAAGAAGGTTTTTTAGAGCAGATCGAAAAATTGAATGATTGGGTGGAATATTACCGAAGATTGGTGATCGATGAAGAGGGAAATGATGACTGACAATGAAGAAACAAATATGGATATTGATCAAGAGAAATGGAGCCCTCATTGGCATAAAATGCTAGAAAGAGGTCCTTCACCGGAAGAATATCCAATACTGCTCTTCACCCAAAAAAGATATTATTGTTTTTCTTATGATGAATTGATGGAGGCAGTAAATTTAACCCATTTTGAAGATTATTGGAGTTCTTATTGGGTGTCATTGAGTCTCATTGAGAAACCTATATAATTAAATTGAAATCATGTGAGCTTCAGAGTGAAGGTCTGATAATATACATTATGTTAAAAGGAAAAAAATGAACGAATCAAATGGATTTGATGATGAAATATATTCAAATTTACCTTATGTATCTTCTCTTCCCGAAGATACATTAGATGAATTTGAGAAAATGTCTGAAGTTCAAGAAAAAAAATGGAATGAACCTCCCATCGATAAAAATTTACATTATTGGGAATGAGAAGAGTAATGGAACATGGTATTGAATAAACAGCAGCCTATCGCCTTCATTTTCGGAAATGGCAACGTATCTTATCTGAATTCGAAAGGCAAACCAGATAAGTCTATCGAAAAACAAGGCATCGAAGGGCTTAAGATTTTCATTGTACATTATCCGGATTGCACGATTAAAGCTAGCAGATTGTATTGTAAAAAATTATTTTATATACTAGGGAAAAAGTATGAACGAATCGAATGGCTCTAATGAAATACCAGATAACAATTGTCGATTGTCCAAAGGATATATTGAAAATTTTACTACAAAACATTGTAAATTTGAAGAAGGTAAATTTAATGCTTTCGTTTTTGATTTACAGGTCTTGAAAAAGACAATTCTTGATATAAATTATGAAATAAATAAGTTAAAAGAAAGTTTAAGTAGTCTTCATGATGAAGTATATTCTATACGTAGAGGAATATCTGAATTTAATGTTATAGCTGGAGATGATGAATCATAATGGATAGACTTGACATTCTAGAAAAAAGAATTGCTACTCTCGAAAAAGATAACCTTGAAACAGCAAAATCTATAGAAGATCTAAATATGGATTTCCATAAACTTTATATGATGATATGCGAGATTACGAGTGGATTGGAAAAATTTTATAATCAAGTGTTTTTACCAAAGGATGACTATGGACAAAATAATTAAGAAAGACAAGAAAAAAATTGACAAAATGATGGATGATCTTGTGCGTAAAGACGTTCCTCGAGATCGCAAGCTTGACAAATGCGACAAAATGATGCATAAGAAGAAGAAATAGTATTTTCCCAGGGCAGCTTTATCAAAATTTAACTGATGGGATGAAGGATCACTGCCTTGGGCCTTTGGGAAGTTATAGCTGAAATCCGCTATAAGTGGATATAACTCACTATAACTATATACTATGACATATAAATGTGTACTGAATATGCATTTGAATATATGTATAGACCTTATTCAGGATTTCCTGCAAATGGTCTATATAATCATTGAGATCATTACGTTGATGTAAACGATATGATCTTAACACTATTGTAGGTAGGTATTTATGAAAGGCGTGCCTGTTGAGTTAGTCGTTACTGAAGATGAAGTTAAGCAAAAGTTGATGGAGAATTTCGGTAACATTAAGAATTCAGCTAAAGAACTTGGTATTGGTCATGCGGCTTTATACAAATATTTAGAGAGAAAGCCTCACATCAAAGAATACCAGATTGAATGTTACAAGATGTATGTGGAATGCCGCAAAGACACGGCTGAATCTGTTCTCGATAAGCTAATGGATAGAGTCGATAAAGACCCACGCCATGCTTACTATTCAGCTACATATATTCTTAACAATACAGGTCAAGATCGCAGCTTTAACCATCCTAAGGCTATGGACAATGGATTTAACAAAGAGTTTGCGCTCTTTGAGTCACAAATGAAAAGTGCATTTCAAGAAATAAAGAATGAAGCCGTCACCAAAGCAGATAATAGCGTTCAATGATTCCGATGCGCGTATCAATATCCTTGAAGGAGCGGTACGATCTGGCAAGTCTTATATCTGTCTGCTAAGATTTATCAAAGAATTATACAATGGACCTCCAGGAGAATATTGCATTGTAGGCAAGTCTGAAAGGACAGTTCTGCATAATGTAATTGAACCAATGATCAATATTACCCAAGGTGCTATTCGATATAATAGAGGCCTTGGTGAATTCAAATTCAATGATAGAAAGGTTTATGTTGTTGGGGCTAATGATGAGCGTGCAGAAGGCAAAATACGAGGCTCTACATTTGCCGGCGCATTAGTCGATGAAGCAACAATCATTCCTAGAAGCTTTTTCATGATGCTCCTTTCGCGTTTAAGTATAAAAGGAGCTAAAGTATTTTGCACAACTAACCCAGATAGTCCATATCATTGGCTTAAAACAGATTACATTGATAGAGCAGAAGATCTCGATCTCAAGACGTTCAAATTTAAGATTGAAGACAATCCATCACTTGATCCAAAGTTTGTAAGTGATCTTAAGAATGAATATAAAGGAATTTGGTACAAGAGATTTATCGATGGTGAATGGGTGGTTGCTGAGGGGGCTGTATTTGATTTTTTCGATACTAGTCATCATGTTGTATCTAAGCCTCCTACTTATGGGGAGTATTTTATATTGGGGATTGACTATGGTACAACGAATGCTTTCGCGTGTGTTTTGGTAGGATACAATTCATTGAAGAGGCCTCATATTTGGGTGGAGAAAGAATATTATTGGGATTCAAGAGTCATAGGAAGGCAAAAAGTTGATAGTGAATATGTCCAAGACATAAGAAGAGAGTTTGGTGGATATCCCCTCAAGATGTTATATGTAGATCCTTCAGCAGCTAGTTTCCAAGCAGAGTTACGTAAAGCTGGACTACCAGTAAAACATGCCAACAATGAGGTACTCGATGGAATCCGCAATATATCTATGCATCTCATTAACGGTGACTTGGTTATTTGTCGTTCTTGTAGCAATCTCATTAAGGAGATAGAGGGATATGTGTGGGATGAGAAGGCTGTAAAACGTGGTGAAGATAAGCCAATGAAGGTTAAAGATCATGCATGTGTTGTTGGTAATACATTAATAGAAACTGACAAAGGATTTTTTGAAATCAAAGATTTGTGTGGTAAACAACCTTATGTGAGAAGTGGAAAGGTTGATAATCAATATTATCAAGCAAAAATTGTATCACAAACGGGTGTAGATAAAGAAATATATGAACTTGAACTGGAAAATGGGAAGAAACTGAAAGCAACAGGTGATCATAAGATTTGGACGAAGCGTTCATACATTGAGTTATTAAATCTTTTTTTAGATGATGAAATTTTGTGCGATGTGGAATATTCAAAAGTAAAGAGTATAAAAAAAGTATCGAATGAAGATGTATATTGTATGGAGGTTCCTCGAACAGGAAATTTTTATGCAAATGGTATTCTTGTTAAGAATTGTGATGCAATGCGCTATGCCATCTACACTCACTTTGGACAAAAGAGATTCTTGAAAGAAGTGACACGAGAAGAACAACAACAAATGAATAGACAGAGTCGTTGGGCACAAAATCCAATGGCTTATCCTGGATATACGAATTCAGATGGATGGGAGATCATTTAACTATTCATCCTCTTCATCACAGACATGATGAGACTTTTCGTAGATATAGTGATGACATTGATTGTCAACGATATCTATGACGACAAATTCATCGATTTCATCAGGAACATGAATGATTTCATCTTCATCAGATAGGATATAAGCTGGAATTGCATGGAATATTGCTTTAGATTTAAGGGGTACTCTGATCAGTTTGGACATTATCAACCTAGCTAAACTCATATTCTTGAACTAAATATTGTCTTCCAACATATATCGTATCGTCAATTTGAATCCTAAAGAAATTTTTTAAAATAAAAATGCAATAAGTTATTTCAGATGTTCTGCCTATCATACCATGAAAAGAATATTTATCTTCATTTAAGGCATGATATATATGGCACTTTGTGAATGAATACGATCTAATGAATTTCATAATTTCCATCCGTTATCTAATTCAGAATCTTCATCTTCCGTTGGTTCATCATCATCACTTACATATGTATGAATTCGAAAAGGAAGTTTTCCAACATATTCAACAAATTCAAAATTTATCTGAAAAATCATATATTCATAATTACGAAATGACTCTCTACAATCTCTGAGATCAAGTAATAAACCATGAATTATCCAATTTTTTACTTCAGTAACAACCAAAAGTAAAGAGCCGAATTTTGGAAAATCGGGTTTAATTTGCACAAGATCATATTTATATAAATATCGTTTTTCCATCATTTCCCACGTATGATAAGCCATTCATCAGATTCATAGATACACGGGGATTCATGTAGGTTCTCTAAGTATTTTTTCAAGTTCTTCATAAAATTTCTCTCCACGTTTATAATATTTACGGACAATAGTCACGCATTTATGGTAATGCTCTGGGTCTTTCTTGAAGTTATCGATGTGTTTGATGACCCATTTCTTAGCATCTTCTTCGGTGCTAAATGTTAAAAAAAGTTTTTTCATTTTCGGGAACCGGATAGCTACCCTATAAGTGTCTCTCTTGCTGTCATTTCGTTTAAAAATACATACCATAATTTTCCTCTTGACTCCTAATGTGCCTTATGGTACCATAAAGATTCATTTCAATCAAGGTGAAAATATGAATGATGAAGATTATGAAATAAAGCAAAATTTATCACTAAGTATATCTTATTATATTCATGAAAAGATGATAGAATACAAAGATGAATATGATGGTAAACTTGATGTAACAGATGTTTTAAATGGACTTTGTATTTATTTAGCAGGTATAATTGTAAACCGTCCTGACAAAAGTAAAATTTATGAACTTACGGAACAAGTTAATTTTCTCATTAAACAGATGGTTAAAGAAATTTTAGAAGCAAATAAAGAATAAATATGAAAAATTTAGATTTTAATGAAATTCAGAAGCTAACTCTATTTATGTATGAAAAACTTGGTGAATATACTTCAGAAAATGTAATGATTACTGCAAATGTTGTGGAAGCTTTATGTGCATTAATAAGTGTGATTGTAAAAGAACATGGAAACAACCATGAAGCATTGATGGAGTTCTTAAAAGATAGAATCATGTTTTATTATGAAAATCTAGAGGAAGAAAATGAGTGAGGAAAATCATGACGATTCAATATGATCTATTCAATAACACCGAACTGGACCAAATCAAAGAAGAACTCAAACTCGTACGTGAACGTAGCGATAACGTACGTAAAGGTCTGTTTGCTAGACACAATGAACTAGCCAAGATGTATTATGAACGCGAGAAGCAAATCGAAGACCTCATGAAAAGCAATGCACAGATACAGAAATTCTTTGAAGAAATAAAGCAAGAAGCTGATAAGATTGTAGAATATGCATGAGGGAATTATGAGACATCATCGCCTTGAAGATTTAGGACGTATCTACGAGAAGCTTACAGTGATAATGGATGAGATTGAAGATACGTGGGGTCAAAGCGTTAAAAGCAAACATACGATTGATGCATTCATAAAATATCATAAAGATGAGCAGAATTTAGCCGTTCTACACAATGAATTGAGATATCTTAAGGAAAAGCTAGAAGATGTCTATCATTTGGCTAGAAGCAATGAAGAACATGACGAAAATGAAATTAGGCATTAAAAATATGATCAATTCAGAATCATTAAATGAAGTCGAAAAATATAAGATTGAACTTGTCTGGGATTGTCAAGAAATGATGTTAAAAAACAATTTTATACTAAGAGACTTGGACCGTTCTTGTGATAAAAAAATGTATTATTTTGAGATGGGAAAAAACTGTGGGATTATAGAAGTCATCAATATGATTCAAACTTATCCTGAAAATAAAGGATTAGATTGACCAATATATTCCATAAAACCAAGTAAAAAATAGTGGAGATTCTCCACCTGTTCCTAAAATACCTATGGTTTTCATAGGTGTGGATGTTGAAGGACAAGTTATTTGAACGCTTACTTGATCACCTTCAGCAAGGGGAATGGTTACAGTGCCGTTAAATATATATCTTTCATTAGAATCAATAACTGGATAGGGATTCATAGTAGAAATGTATATATTATTTGAATTTACTAAAAACCAAGCACTTAAATCTAAATCTGCAATTTCTACCGTTTCTAAGCAAATATTAGTCCCAAATATGTATGTTCCAGTTTTATCAGCAGTAAATATTCCTGTAGTGGAATCATAATTTGCATTTGAAATAACTTCATCATTATATACTATTGTATATACAGTGTTATCACCTATAACATCTTCGTGAGCTGTTTGAACAAAAGCCAAAAATAAGGCATTTGTTTCGCCAGGTGATGGAGAATTGGAAGATTGATATGGACCAGCATCACTCATATTAGGTTGCGTTTATAAGGGTTCCACAAAAATAGGTCACATACTGAGGATTATTTCCATTCAATCCAACATTTTTAGTAAGTGTAGAGTTGGATACAAATAATATTACACTTAATGTGTCAGAAACATTCATAGGAAGCAATAAAGTTCCATTAAACATAAAATGATTTAATGAAGAAATTACTGGGTTCATTGTTGATTCAGCAAAATAATAATTTGTAGTATTATTATAATAAAAGAAACATGACATATTGGCACCAGAAACTACAATATTGGATAAGTCAATATTGCATTCAAACAAATAATTTCCTTTTGTGGCGCATGTAAATGTATAAGTACCCGTATTATAAGTTCCATTATTTATGGTCGTACCATTAAATATAACAGTTTGTGCATTACCGTCTCCGGTAAAATTTGCCCTATTTGCTGTATTATAGGCACTAAATTGTGCAATAGCAGAAGAACCGCCACCTCCGCCACCACCTGAACCAATTACACCAGCTTGACTCATACTTGACTCACATATTGGGTAACTAAAACGATAAGACCTGTACCTGCTGAACCAGAAGTTGATTTAACCCAGTATTGAGTTCCAGCAGCACGAAACGTGGGATTATTTTCCAAGGGACTATTTGTTGTATTATCATAAAGCCAAAATCCACCAGCTGGAACGTAATCGTGATCATTAGTGCCATCAATTGAAATATCAATTGCTTGAGTAGAATCATTGACAATTTTGATAATTTGAGATGGATGAGCTAAAGCAGAACCTATTTTTTGATAGGTGCCGGAAAGAGAAGCAGGAGCAAAATCTCTTCGTGTTTCATATTTAAATTGACTAGAGTAAGCCATTGTTTCTCCTAAATTATTGAGATATACCAAATAAAGATGCCGAACCGGATGTTAAATTTCCACTGCTAAGAATCAATTGAAGAGCATTTACAGCTCCAGTTGTATTGCAAAAGCTGGAAGCGATACCTTGTAGAGAGTTATCTTGAAAAAAAGTACCCATCATAAATTTATAGGAATTTCCGGAATTTGTGGGCAAATTGAATAAATAAATATTTGCGTTTAAAAAGGTTGAAAAAGTTGATCCTTGAGAAAGAACAAAGCCAGTTGTAGAATTGGAATTTTGAAATGTAGCACTATTATATGCCGTTACATTTGCGCCACCTTGATAACCGGAACCCACATATGTTGAACCTCCATTTGTGGATACTTTCAAAAAAAGAGTTTTACTTCCAGCTGATGGAACAAGATTATCAATACATAAAAAATAATTGTTATACGTGGATGAAATTCCGGATGTAAAAACAAGAGATGCTGAATTGGAAGCTGTTTGAGTGGAAATAAGCGTAATAGAAGAATTTAAAGTAGCAAAATGAGCCGGACTGCCTGCGCCTTGAGATGTTAAGACTTGACCCGATGTACCTAAATCAAAATTTAATGAATTATTTGAAGCCATCAATATCTATTTTGTTAATGCATAAAGGGAAAATGTACCTGAGGTCATATTTCCAGTACTTGTTAAAATTTTGAATGCATTTGAAGCGGTGGTTCCAGAATTATAACCAAAACTCAAGCCTTGGAATGTTCCATCTTGATAAAATTGACCATTTACGGAGCATACAGCATTTGCAGTCAAATTATTTAAGTATAAAAATCCTGAAGTGAAAGAAGCGAATGTACTTTGAGAAAGATAGAAAAACGTGGTTCCGTTTTGATTTGCAAAAGTTGCACTGTTATAACTGGTTATATTATTCCCTGCTTGATATCCAGAAGTAATATAAGTGCTTCCACCATTAGTCGAAAGTTGAAGTTCTAGCGTTAGGGTAGTAGAAGGAACAATATTTGTATAAAAAAGGACATAATTGAGATAGGTGGAAGTGATTCCTGTTGAGAAAACAATGGAAGATGAAGCTGAAGCAGTTTGAGTTTGTATAAGAGCCATTGATCCAGCATTAGTAAAAGAAGGAGCAACCCCTGCTCCTCCTGAGGTCAAAATTTGTCCAGCAGTTCCAGAACCAAAATCTAAAGCATTATTTTGAGCCATAATTTCCTATGAAATAAAATAGGTTCCTGAAACAGTAATGATAGCGGTTGCAGATAGAGCCGATAAAGGTAATGGAGTCACAGTTGCTATAGTAATGTTTTGAGAAATAGTCAAAACAGAAGCTCCAGAAGCAATAGTTCCATTCAAACTTTGAGTTGTTACGCCAATTGTGCAGTTTTGAATTTGTACATTCAAAAGAGATGCAGGAGAAAATGCACCAGCAGCAATAGGAATTGAAACTTGAATATTACCAGTACCTCCTCCAATTGTAAACGCGTTTACGACAATATTTGCAACGAAGTGACATAAAGGACCAATAGCATAATATCTACCGAATTGAGTAGAAAAAGTAAGTGTAGTGGGTGAAGTTCCACTTGTTGTAATGGTTGGGGTATAGGAAGTTGCGTTAACAACAGGTGTATTTAAAGCATTATTAGTAGCCATATTTTTTTCTCCTAAACAACGGTAATGCCGGCTGATTGGATTCCATGAGAAGTCCAAACAGTTGAAGCGCCAGCGGTAACACAATATAAAGTAATGCAATCAGAAGCATTAGTGGATGCAATAGAGCCACCGACACCCACGGTTGAGGTACTAGTTCCAACTTTTATACTTTGGTTATCATTTTGGGCTACGGACCAGGCGCCTGATAATCCTGTAATGATAATAATATCACCAAGGGATGCAGTAGAAGGAAGAGTATAAGTTACTCCACCGCCTCGATTGGTTACATATGAATTATTGACGGCTAATGTTTGAGTAGCACCCGTCACGTTAGTAGCTGGCATACCACCACCATTAACAGTAATTGTAGGATTTCCAGAAATACCATCGCCGTTTGTGATTGTAACACCAGTATTTCCTGCTGTGATTGTTCTTCCAGCTGTTACACCAGCACTGCTAAATGATACTAACCCAGCATTTCTGATATCAACGCTATTATTGAAAGCCATTTTTACCTCTTAAATTATGCGATTGTTAGTGTGCCAGAACTATTTTGTACAACCCAAATTGTGGAAGCTCCACCAACAGTAGCCATACATTTAATACAATTATATCTATTTGTGGAAGCTACAGAACCAGTTACTCCGATTGTCGAGGCTGAAGAATTCAATTTTATTCCCTGATTATCATTTTGGGCGATTAACCATCCTCCAGCTCCATTTCCAACAATAGCAAAAATAGATCCTTGAGGTGCTGTTGCAGGTAGTGTAAATGTGACTAGACCAGCGTTATCTGAAATGTATGTAGTTCCTACTGCAATAGTTTGAGTAGTTCCTGTAACATCAACAACAGTATCATCAGGAATAGGTGCCCAAATAGGATCAGCACTAGAACCTTGACCAACGAGAACATAATTAAGTGGTCCAGCAGCTGTATAGGTTAAAGCTGAAGATGCTTGACCAATGACAACACCGTGAGCAGTTGAAGAAGTTAGAATTTCATTAGTGAAAGTTGGGGTAGCTACAGTAGCAATTGTTGCAGTACTTCCAGATCCAGTAGTAAGAATATTTGTTCCTTGAGAAAGGTTGATATTACCAGCAGAAGGAAGAACAACATTTGAATCACTAGTAGTGACTTGGAAAATATCTCCTGTTGATGACTCAATCAAAACCCAACCGTAAGAGCCATTATAAAAATAAACAGCTCCAGTTGGCTTATATTGCCAAGTTTGACCAATTTGATAAGGAGTACCATCGGGACTAATTCTATCATTGGAATTAGGAATTCGATTAGCAACGATTGTAGTGCCTTGGGGTGTGCCAAAGCCCTGACCGCTGAATGTATAAAAACTTTCAACCATAAGATTATCCTAAGTTATTTGTAATTCTTGAGTGTTACCCATATTAAATGTCCATGTAGTGGAAGAGCCTCCAACGATACAAACTAAAGTTGGAGAAGCAAAATCACCTGCTGGATTTGAATTAGCCCCACCCATTGTACCTACAGTTGAGCTTGAATCTAGGAGGTAAATTGATTGACCATCATTTTGAGAAATAGTCCATCCACCAGAACCTGGAATACTTGCAATATAAATAATATCTCCAAGTGAGGCGGTTGCAGGAAGAGTAAAAGTAGTAGCACCAGTAACCACATAAGTATGATTAACGACCATTTGTATAGAGCCAGTAGCATTGGTTGCTGGAAAAGGAGACGGTGAAGGTGGATAAATCAAATTCCAACCGTAAGATCCATTATAAAAATAAACGTTACCAGTAGATTTATCTTGCCAAGTTTGACCAATTTGATAAGGAGTACCATCAGGGCTAACCCTATCATTAGAATTAGGAATACGATTAGCGATAATAGAAGTGCCTTGAGGTGTGCCAAAGCCTTGTCCACTGAATGTATAAAAACTATCGACCATGAAAAATTCTACCTTGTAAAACTTAAAAATATCATTTTACGGGATTAAGTTAAAAATAAATCCATATATTTTTGCTTTGAATTTAAATTTTCATTACGATAGGAGCAAACCCACGATAAGGACCCTTTTATATGCCAATGTTTATGCCGCCATGGGATACAGATATCGAGCCGAACGATGGAAATATTAAAATATGGATGGATAACTTATATGGAAAATTTGAACCATTAACACAAGCTCGCTGGAATCAGAGTAATATTGATTGCCTTTTCTATGCAGGCGAACAGCGTTTTATAAATTCATATTACAATTTCTATCCAACATATAACGCACAGAACTTTGCTTTCAATATCATACAGCCCATAAATAACATGGTTACTGGTTATCAACGACAACATAGAAAAAGCGTTAACTATATACCTATAGAGGGATCAAAACAGGAATATGCTGATGATCTAACTAAATTGGTAACTTATGCAAATAATTATAGACAAATACTTGAGAAATTATCTACAGCATATGAACAATCAACAATTGCTGGATCTGTACTTATTCAACCCTATCTAGATTATTGTGACGACCCTGTTAATGGAACATTAGACCTCAAGATATGGTCTTACAACAGTTTTATGCAAGATGAGTATTACAGAGATCCTCTTGGACAGGATTCTAACTTCTGGTGGTGTCAACAATATATCTCAAAGATAGAAGCAATAAATCAATTTCCTGATAAAATAAATCTAATCCACACTATGTCAGGTTTTGCTAATAGGGGATCGAAATTTTATTTTCTGCCTGAGAATTATAACCTGGCTCGTCATGATTTGTTGGTTATGTCATACATATGGTATAAATCTAAACGCACTAAAAAGATGCTCTACAACCATGAGAACGGAATTACATATGAATATGCTGATGATGATCGTTACATGGAAGAAATGTTAAATAGTATTGGTTCATTCGAAGTAATTGAAGTACAAGTGCCTACATGGAAGCTAGCGGTAGTTTTGAATGATTCATTAATGTTTTTAGGAAACAACCCCCTTGGATTCGATGAGAGCCCCCTAATCCCAGTGTACTGGAATAGAGACTCACATGTTGCTCAATATGACCTCAGAGATAGGTCTTTAACGAGATCTCTTCGTGATGCGAATTTTTTATTCAATCGTCGCGTAATTTTAAATCATGATATAAGTGAGTCGTCAATTAATTCAGGATGGCTTCGTAAAGAAAATGCCGTAGCAAATCCAGAAGATTTACGTTATTCTGGACAAGGCAAAGACATCATTATCAAGGATGGATATGAACTTGCTGACATCACTAAGATTGTTCCTAATGCGGTACCACCAAGTGATATGGAGCTTGCTAATCAACTTTCTGACTTAATTTATAAAGTTAGTGGTGTGAATCAAGAATTGATGGGTATGGCTAATGATTCTAATGCTGGTATAGAAGTAATGCTACGTCAAGGAGCTGGACTTGTTACATTACAGAAATACTTTGATCAATGGGATAGGGTTCTTGCCCAATTAGGCGTTTTAGAACAAAAAATCATTCAGAACAACTGGAGTCCATCAAAAATAGGACGCATATTAGGTAAAGAGCCAAACCCAGAATTTCTAAATAAGACATATTCTAAATATGATGTATTGGTTGCAGAAGGTATTAATACCACGATTCAGCAACAGCAAGAATTTTATCAGATAAGGCAACTTAATGCTGAACTTGGTGGTATTATACCTCCTAAATTCATCTTGAGTAAAGCAACCATTCAAGGTAAAAATGAAATCATTGCAGCAGTTGAAGAGAAAGAGAAAATGGCTAATGAGATGCAACAACAACAGATGTTGCTTGAGCATTCAAAAATTGAAGCAGAACTACAGAACCTTCAAGCCAAATCAGCAAATGAAATTGCTATGGCTCGTGAGCGCCACGGAAGAGCTGAATCGAATATTGGTTTATTTGAGGAACGTCTTTCTGAAATCACTCAAAATAGGTCAGCCTCACTCAAAAACAAAGTTGATGCTCTTGAGAAATTACTCCAAATTTATAGTACTTTTGGTCAAAGTCAAGCGATGCATTCGGCTGGTCAATTAGAGCAATTGAATGTATCTCAAGAACTAGCAGAAGACAGAGAAAAGGCGGATGCCAAAGTTTCATCAGAATCAAATAGATTCTTAACAAATATGATGCAAAATAATGAACAGCAAAATAACATGTCATTGAACCAACCTCTAAGGAGTTTACTATGAAACCAATGAATGATAGAAATATGAAAGTGCCAAAAGGCGAACCAGATGATGCATTTTTCCCAGCTAACGTTAGTGTAAAACACATGAAACGTCCTGGGGAAATCAAAGATTTTAAATATCCAGATACTGAAGAAGCGATTTTTGCAGATCAAGAAAGCTTTGTAAGAGATGCTTCAAGAAATCAACCCAAAAAAGATTTTAGGCACTAAAATGAAACCCAATTTTTCAAATATTCCTTACGACATTAGGAATAATAACAATGTAGGCAAATACCGAGGAGTTGGTCTTCGAGCTAAAGTTGGTGAAAAGAAAGGTACGTTTACCGATCAACCGATCGGGTATCGTCCTGTGAATGAAAGACATCCACCAAGAAATTTTAATTAGTTTCCACTTTCGTCTGAGGCTATATCACCAGGTATAGCCTTTTCCTGAAACCTATCTTTGTATTCTGGATTATTTTGCCTTGATTTCTGCTTATAAAAGTCTCTAATCCATTGTTCTGACATATCCCCATCTTCTGGTTGCGTCAATAAAGCAGGGTCTCTAAGGAACTTTCTGCAACATTCATTAACAAATTCATCTTGAAATATTTTTCCGTGTTTGAAAAGATTAAATGATTCTTCCACAGGAAGAGTCCACATAATCTTAGCAACCCCAGGATCTTGTGGATGAACTCTTAACAGTGTTGAGCCTGGTACTGGTTCGGGTTTTGTTAATCTGGGCTGATGATAGAACTTTTTAACTCCACTAGCATCATCAATTCTCTTTAGAATAGTAAATATATAAAATGGCACTTTTCCAAATGGCGCTCTTTCAATAAGATTTTGTACACATTTCACATAATCCCTCTCTGAATTATATCTAACATAGTCTACGTTTTCATAAATTTTAGCTGAAGTTACATAAAGATCTTGCATATTAAATACCTATAGTTAAAATTTGAAATGACGTTAACATATCACATTCTCTTCGTCAAAGAGAATAATCGGTGTAAAACGCAGTTCACCACTGCATAAGGAAATTTGTATGACTGAAGGCGTAAATAATCAGGAGACCGCCGCACCTGAACAACAGCAGACCACCTCACAATCGGTGATTAGCGATAGGGCAAGAGATAATTTCCGCAGACTCGAAGAAGCTCGTGAAGCGGAAAAAGAAGCCAGAATCAGGGCGGAAGCGAAAGCGGAAATGATGGAACGTGAAATATCGAACATCAAATCAATGCTCACACCACAAGAGAAAGATCCTCTTGATGATGTAGAGGATTATGTTGATAAAGATAGACTACGCGCCAAACTAGCCCGAGAAAGGGAAGCTTACAAAAAAGAAGCTGAACAAATCGCTAAAAGATCGATTGAAGAATATGAGGCGAAGAAGCAACAAGCTGAACGAAAAAACTACAAGGAACGTTTGAAAAATAACTTCAGAGATTACGATGACGTTATGACAGAACAATCCTTAAATCAGTTGGCTCAGACTGATCCACTTTTTGTTAAAGCAATAAGTCATATTCAAGATGATTATGAACGCGGTGAAACTGTTTACGAATACCTAAAGTCAAGGAAACCACAAGAAAAGCCTTCCATCAAAGAGAAAGTAGAAGCCAATATGCACAATCCATATTATGTGCCCGCTTCGTCTGGAACGCCTTCAGCCATTGACTTCGATGTAAAATCTAAATCAGCCCGTGATGCAGCTTATGCTAAATTGAAAAGCGCGATCAAGAAAGGCGTATCTTCTGATATGAATCGTCCAACTTATTGATTCTTTAGGTTTGCTGAAATAAGCAATAACTTAAAGGAAAAATAATGATTACTACAACCAGCAATCTGCCAGCTCCTATTTTAGCGAGTTTGGCTCCAGGGCTGTTGTCAGTACCTACTCCCAATTTTAACTACATTATTCCTGCCGAGAAATATTCTATGCCTCGCCAGGGTGGTACTACGATGCGATTTCTGCGTCCTGTTCCATTGGTCCCTCCTGTAGTTCAATTAGGGAATTCTGGTATTGAACCAGCTTCTCAGGTCGCAACGAGAGAAACTATCGATTGCGCTATGGCGTTCTATGGAACCAGTGTGATATTAAATGAACAAGTCATTGTGCAAGATCAGGATCCTCGCCTAGAAGATATGTTTGAATAGATTTTATGTTGACTTGATTATCTAATTTGTATATCATGACCTCATGACAAAAAGTGGAGGTCATATGGATAAGGAAAAATTGATGTTATCATATTTAGCAGGTGCATTAGATGGAGATGGATCTTTTTCAATATTGAAAAAGAGTTCAGGTGTTGGTGTAACGAGAAAATCAATTCGTCATCGACCCTGTCTTCAATTATATGGACTTTCTGAAATGTTAACTCATCTCTTAAAAGAATATTTAGGAGGAAGTGTAGGAATAAGAAAAGGAGTAATGAAAAAAAGTGGAAAAATATCAAATCCTCAATTTTATTGGTCCTTAATCGGTGCTGAAGCGTCTATTTTAGCTTTGAAAAAAATTTGTGAATATTTGGTTATCAAAAAAGAAAGAGCCAAATTCTTATTAGATTTCTTAATCAATCACGAATTTTCTCCTATAGGTAACAGAAAAGAACTTTCACCTGAAATTCTTATTCAAAGAGAGAATGCATATATAAAAATGAGAGAATTTAATGATGAACAATTAATCTCTGAAGATAGTCTTTCCAAAAGATCATGCATCATTTCGGATGATCCTATGGTTTGGTCATATTTAGCAGGATTAATGGATACAGATGGATCATTCAGTGTTTCTAGACAAAAACCAAGTGGGAAATGCATAAATTTTAGATATAATTCAATTATACAACTTAACCAATCTAATGTTAAGTCGATAAATTTTATCAAAGAAAATTTCTCAAAAGGAAAATGTTTTATTGCTAAAAATGCTGGTTCAAAATTGGGCGCTGTATATCGTTTTTATATATCTGGCATTGAAAAATGTTCATTATTTCTAGAAAAAATTATTCCTTATCTAAGAGTAAAAAAAGAAAACGCAAAAATTCTTTTGAAATTTTGTGAAGGATATTCACTCACAAAAAGATGTGAGGATGGAATTCCATTTGATCAATTAGATTTTCGAGAGCAATGTTATCAAGAATTAATTTATTTAAACAAATATGGGATCTTTAAACCTTCTCTGATTGACTTGGACGGCCAGAAGCTGGCTTACAAGGCGGAAGACGACAGTCACCGTGAACGACTAAGTGAGAGGGACGCGATAAGCGTATGCGATAGTCTAGACACGAGTATAGCTTACTAGAAAGCTCGTGAGGGAAACCCGAAGCGGTTTCCCCGCCAAAGAAATTTGGTCAGTAGGGAATGACCTCCTGAAAGTAATAGAAAGGTATTATCATGGGTCACAGAAAGGCTTGGAGTGGCCATGCGTCGAGGGCGCATGTAAAACCTTTGGTAATTGACTTGGAGTCCTAGAAGTAGGTAACAAGGGCCAAGCAGAGAAATCGTGCAGGCTGACAGACTAAACCCAGAGGATCTTAGAAATAAGATATGTGATAGTCGGAACACTGAATATAACATAATGAAATCAGTGAGAAGGGAATAACAAGACCTTCCGCCTAGAAATAGGTCATTAAAGTAACAGAATGCAAGCTGAAGATATAATTTTGAGGGACTTTTTACTAAGTTCTGTCTCACAATATAATTGCAGCGGTGGCGTGAATGGAGACAATCCTACAGAACTAACTGCAGCGGATTTATCTCGCGTAAATGCCTCTCTAGATACGGCAAACGCGTTTAAATTCTTGTCAGGAAAACTAGGTGAAGACCGTTTCGGTTCTGCACCAGTTCGTAGCGCGTATTTTCTTTTAGCGAATACGATGCTTGAGCCTACTTTTGATGGACTCGATAAGTTTGTTAGCAGTTGGAACTATCCAAATCAGAACGATGTTATCTACAGTGAGTATGGAGCTGTTTTCAATGCTCGTATTTTTACGAGTTCGGAAGCTGCTGTGCAACTTTCTGCATCTGAGGTAAATGGTGCAGACGTATATAACAACATGATGGTAGCGAGAGAATCATATGGACACGTGGATCAAGATGGATATTCATGCCAATTGATTTATCGTCCCCCCGTGTATTCAGGGCCATTAGCCTTAAATGGTACATTAGGCGTGAAATTCGCACAAACTCAAGCATTATTGCAAGAGACCTGGATCCGTAACGTCCGTTGTACATTACCGGTTTAGGAGGTGAATCATGGCTGAATATTCAAAAATCATTGATGGTTCATTTACCATTGGAACTACTGCTTCAGCAAAGTTTCTGAGTTTACCTATGGTACCAGATACATTTGAGTGGTGGAACTTATCCAATTTTACTACACCTAATTCTACCGAAGTATTGTATGGGATCGCATTTAATGGAAATAATGGTAAAGCATATGTTACTCAAAACAATGCTACACCAGTTTTAGTTGGAAGAGAAACTGCAAATAATATTTGTCAGTTTATTTCAGCTGGTACGTCTTCATATGGTCCAACTGCAACTATTACTGGCATTGTAGCTTCAACTGGTGTTGCAACAACATCAGCTGCTCACGGATTTGCTGTAGGTGATACTGTTTTATTAACAGCTACTACTGGAATGCTTCAGGTATCTGGTTATTGGACAACTGTAACTGCTGTTGGTAGTACAACTACTTTCACAATTGGAAATATTCCAACTAGTGGATTTAGTAATGCAACAGCTGGTTTTGCAAAAAAAGTCTTATTTGCAGATTTATACATTCCATTTTTGAATTATATCACTGGAGTAACACAAGGTAATGGAACTACTACGGGTCCTACAACCCAAACAGTAATTACCTGTTCTGTTAATCCTGATTTTGTTGTTGGTCAAGAAGTGGCATTTGTTCTTCCACAACCAACTACTACTTCATGGGGAATGAATCAGTTAGATAGTGAATATGTTGTTAGAAATACTGGAGTTCCTCAAAGAGCATATGTAACCGCAGTTTTTGGAAGTTCTGGAGTATATTCATCAATAGCAGCAAATCAATTTGTTGTTAATGTTAATAGTACAGGATTTTCAACGTTTACTTATCCTACATCAGCACAAATTGCATTGGGAGTAACCTTTCCGCAAGTTATGTCAATTGGTGATGGGAATAGCGGTTATACATTGAGTAATACAGGTGTGCCTCCATTTCTTGGCGTTCAAAACGGAATAATCGGGATTCCTGGTTCATTCGCTGCGAATACAAGACAGGGTATTTTATTA